TAGAGCGTGAGAGCAGAGTGCGGTTCAGCGGCAGCTCGCGGGATAAATCCGTTGCGAAGTGGCGGGGCAGTCGCGCTCTCATCTCTATGCACTCGGGGTGCGTATGCAGGATTACCCCCGTGATGACGAGGTCACGGGCGAGGTACTTGTTCATGTAGACGGGGAGGGTGGAGTATGCCCTCTTGACCGCTTCCGACAATGTGAGCTTCTCGGTGGTATTCATTTGCTTGTCTGTTGAGTTGTTCTGATGGTCTGCTTGATGAGGTCGAGTGTAGCCCCAGTGGTGAGGGTCTCGGGCGTGACACGGAGAACACGCCAGCCGAGAGCGGTGGCGGTGTTGTACTTCTCCATGTCCCCTAAGAAGCCCTTGGGGCGAGTATGCCGTCCCTGTGTCCACACGCCACCCTCTACCTCGATGGCTATCTTATGGGAGGGGATGGCGTAGTCAAAGCGCCACCTCCTCACGGGGTGAAACCGAAGCTCACGGACGCACTCCTCCTTGAGATAGCTTCGGCAAATGAATACGAACAGGTCGTACGGGTCGGGCTTCGGCTCTCCACGCTTCTTTGAGGTGGTAGTTTTTCGCATAGGCTGTGTAGTTGGTTGTTAGTTACTCTTTGGGGGTGGCATGCAGTGCATCGAGGAACGCCTCTGCAACCGCCTTTCCGTAGCGGTCGGAGAATACTCCGTGGAAGTCGATAGTGAGGCGTGAGCCCCTCATCGAGAAGAGAACCCCAGTGGCTTCGTCTATGCCAATCTGCAAGCCCCTGGGGAGCGTCGTCCACTTTATCCGTGGCTGTTTCTGTTCCATGTCTGTACTATCTGATTATGTCTACTATGTATGGAAGGCGGGTGACGGAGACGGGCACTGTCCAATCATCTCCAACTTTACTGCAAGCCTCAATAGCGTTGTGAGCCCGCACGATCACTCTGTCAGTCTCTATACAGCCTCCGTCTTGCGATGCAATACGCTTGCCTTTGATCGCATCAGCAAGCCCCACGATGAAGTGCTTATCACCTACGTCACAACTGCTGATGCTCTCGTCTAAATATGCGTAGATGTCCCTTATGTGCTCCGCCACTACTTCTCCTTTTGATAGTAGGCTGAGGTAGCTCGTCACACGCTCTTTCGCTTCCTGCGCCCCTCCATTGCCACATACAAGGTAGATCTCGGTGACCATCTTGTCGTTGCGGTCGGTGTACGAAGCTCGTGCGAGCGATATCTGTTCCATATGTTACTCTTTTGGGGTGTTGTGTCGAGCTTTGAGATATACAATCTCGACATCCCATTGCTGTGCCCTCTTAATCTTCGGCTTATCGTCATCCAGGCGTCCTCCGCCCTCGTTTTCCTTGTCAGCCTCAAGCTCGCTCTGGTTGTACTCCTTGGCTAAGACATTGATAGCCCTAACTGCTTCATCCCACTTGCGCCCGTATACATAGACGATAACATCGGCTACCAGCTGAGAAAGCCTGTTGGAGAGAACGAAGGATTTCGAGGCAAGCGTAACCTGCAATACCGTCATTTCAGTGAGAGATGAGCGGCTCTCCATCTCCATTGCCATACGGCAGTAGTGCTTCGCCTTCTCGAGGTCGCGCACTCCATCTTTGAGCTTGTACCTGCTGACGTACTTGACTACGTTTCCTTGGAAGAAGTCAAGGTTGAGATAGTTGATAAGCCGTATTGGCTGGAAGGGCATATCCTTATAGTGACTGCCTCCGATTTGTTCGCTTAATGCGGTGTTCGCTTCCATCTGTTAAGTATTTGCGTTTTCGTTAACCTATTGGTGTGGATATGTTAAGCAAAGGGGCTTTTCGTTAACCTATTCCGCCCCTTTACTCCTTGAATTTTACTCCTTGAGTTCGTGGTGCTACTCCTTGAGGTTACTCCTTGACTCCGAGCAGTCGGCACGCCATAGATAGTCGGCGTTCCTCAGCTTTTCCCTTGAGTACCTCGAGTGGGATGATATAGCCTGTGGATCTGGCAAGTTCGTAGCTCCCAAACTCCCACCTCCCGTGTGCGCTAACATCGACGCTACAGGAGCTATTCGCCTTGTTTACGTCTATCTGGAAGTCGATGCGGAGTGCGTCGTACGCATCTTCGTCTCCATCTTCACCATCTATCAGCGTCACTCTTGAGTGTAAGCCGTAGACAGGCCTGCCATCGTCTTCCTTCCACTCCAGCGGGCATTTAGCCAGCTGCGCTTTTACTTCTTCGCGTGTCATTTCTTGTTGTTTATGAACATACTACGTACTTTCTCCACTTGGTATATTCGGGCTTCAACTTTAGCGTCCTCAAGTGTATCGCAATACTCCCTGAACCCATCCGTGAACCCGTCATCTGTCGAGCTGAACACGACAAAACCATTCCCCTCCTTTCGGATGAAGATCTTGTACTTTAGCCCTACTTCCGCTATTAGGAGGTCGTCATCGTCTTTCCACCATTGAATAGGGCGTAACTCGTCAGCTATCTTCTGCCTTCTCATGTCATTTCTCCTCGAGGTTAAAGTGTGATAGTATCTTGTTCTTGCGGTACTCCTCGGCCGCTTGCTTAGCCTCCGCCAAAGTGTTGTAGTACACGTTGTCGAACGAGGTAGTCCACTTCGGGTACACCTCGCTGATGAACGCCTCCCCGTCTATGAATTGGTCTGCTTTGTAGGTCGACCTAAGGACGCCCATCAGTTTTCGCCATTCGAGCGGTCGGAGGGCTTTTAGTAGTTCTTCTCGTGTCATAGTTCGTTTTTTATAGCGTGATGCCTATTGTCTTTGCTCGTGCCTGCTCCTTCGCTATGCTCTCATCGACGAGGCGTATTGCGTGTTTGAGTCCAGAAGCTAAGTCGTCAAGGTCGCCCTTATCATAGTCCTCTTGCGACTTATATATTTCATAGGGTGTCACATTAGGGCTCTCTGTGAACCCTTGCCCTCGGCAGTGACGGAAGCCCTTTATAACATAGCCCCTGTAGTACCAAAGGGAGCATCCTTTAGGGCCTCTCTTTAGTGGGTATTGCCTCTTCATGTCGTTGCTTGGTTAGAGTGCGCCCCACCGTCCTAGTCGCGTGAAGGTCTCGCGTGCGGTAACCGCCAGCAGGGCGCACTCGTGGTTAGTTATGCTTGCATTCGCTCCTCAGCTTGTCGAGGGCTTCTATCGCTTCCCCCCATTCACCACCGAAGACGAAGGTGATGGCGCTCTGCGCGGTGTCGCTTAGAGGCACTTCCTTCGCTACCTCACGTAGCTCTCTAAGTAGCTCGGTGTAGTCCTTCTGATCGGGCACAAATCGGAGGAAGTCGGCTCCGTTGCAGCTCTCTATCGCTATATCTATTCGGTCTGGGTCTTCCGTGTTAAAGAAGTTCACCGTGTCCGATAGCACTAATCCTCGGAAGTAGTCGATACGATAGGTGACAAGGAGGTTGAGGCACCACGCTGTCAGTTTCTCTTTTTGTTCTTGGGTCATAGCTATATGTGTTAGTTGTCTTGCTTCTGTTGCTCCTTCCTCAGTTGGTGGAGCTGGGTGCGGAGGACGTGTATCTCGGCCGTGAGCTTCTTGCGCTGTTCGTGCTTCTCCTTCTTCACCCGCTCGAGTTGCTGTTGGAGGTAGCGGTTGATATTGCTCATGCTCTCCCGCAGGGCGTCCTTGGACTCTTGGGCTACGTCCACCTTACACTCTAAGTCCACACAGCGGAAATAGAAGAACGCGCACAACGCGATTGAGATAACGCAGACCACGAAGACGGTGATGGTGAATGCTTCGATCGTCATAGTCATAGCTGTACATTCTTAGTTAGTAGCTCTTCGGTGATCTCGAGGGCGGTAGGCTCAGCGTCTCGGTGCTTCGCCACTCGGAAGCGGGTGACCTTGTCCCCAGTCCAGCCCGTTAGCTCTCGGTAGGCGTAGTAGCCTTTCTGCAGGAAGGGCAGGAGCAGGGCGTGCGCCTCCCCGTGGGTGAGAGCCTCGCCCTTACCACGGTCCTCGATGCTCACGTAGCAGTAGGGGCTACCATCCAAGCACTTGACTATCTCTGTGCGCATTCGCTCTACATAGCCAGTGCGTACCCCCCAACCCTTGTCATTCTCGGGTATCTCGGTGGGCGGCTCGTCCTCCACTTCTGTTGCGGTGGTTGCCTTTGGCTCTCGCTCCTTTCGTTCGTGCCACAGCGTGAGCGTCGCTGCTATTGACCATACGAGTAGACTGCTGCAAGCGATGATGAGCAGGTCGATGATGTTGTACGTTGTCATTGTTCGTCGAGTTCAAAGAGGCTACACACCTCGGTTATGATAATATTGCGGGCTTCCTCCATTGCACTATCGAGGGTCTTGTGTAGTAGCCTGCATCCAGTGATAGGGCTGTTATTGAGTAGTGCAAGTAGTCGAGCCTTCGCAGGTGTGTTACTGACACACTTTATCTCCAGCTCAATCTCTCCGCCAACGGACTTCATCGTCGCCTTATATGTACAGAGTTCATGGTTGTACGCCCACTCTATGGGCTTGAGGCTCTTTGCTATGTCGTTTCGTGTCATTGTTCTTTCTGATTTATTATATCCATCGAACGATAGTATCCATGCTATACCCCTTTTCCCAGATAAACCATGCATAAGCGACTGCGCTACTCTTCGTAGAAGCGAAGTCGCCACCCTTCGCGCAGGTGACGCGGTGGCTAAATACATACACTCTCTTCGGTGGATACTTTGCGAACATTTCCTTCCGCCTCTTCCCTTCCAGGAAAGTAAGCTTTAGGAACATTGCCACCTTTGACCCATCGACGACTGTAGAGAGAGCCTTCTCGACAAACTCCTGTGCGAAGGAGTATGGAGGGTTGGTTACGATGTCACCTTCCCATACACCTGTATCTCCTTCAACGAAGTCGAGTATCTCTACGCCACCGCCCAATCTGTCCACGATGTCGCTGTTGCGAACAGAGTATCCGTGAGCTTCGAGGACACGGCTTAGATGCCCCCCTCCGCAAGCTGGCTCCCACACTTTTTCGTGGAATACTTCGAACTTGAGAAGCTGCTCCAGGGCGTTTGGATCTGTAGCGTAGTAGTCGTTTATCACTCTATCCTCATCTGAATGGCTTGATGCACCTATTGTCGCATAGACGCACCTGTTGCTTTTATCTTTCAGTATTTCTTGCGCCATATCTGTTAGTATTTCTTGCCGTGCAAAGCTGGGCGTGTTTCGTTGTATTTCAGCTTGAGGTCGATGTGAGCCATAAGGTCGATGCCGAGGCGGTCGCAGAGCAACTCAATGGACTTGATGACGTAGAGGATGGCGTAGCGGTGAGCGTACTTACCACAAAGGCAGCACGCCTCCTGAAGGATAGGCCACAGCGCATCGGCAAGCGTCATTTCTCCAGAGATGTAGAATGCAGATACGCCTAAGTCGTTCTCTACCTCCGTCTCCGAAAGCGCACGATCTTTGAGCATCCACCCCAGCAGGTCAAGAAGGCGTATCACTGCATCGGCGATCTCGTCCTCCACTCTATCCTTGACCTCACGGAGGAACTCTTGAGCATAGGGCGCACCCGCTATCCGCTGGAGTGTGTCTATCGTGTCGGGGTCGAGCTTCGCCCACTTGCCGATGCGGTCGGCTTCCACTGCCTCGGAAAGCTCCGAGACGACCAGCATCAGATAATGCCCGACGGTGTGACGCTCATCCCAAAAGCCTTTAGCCACTGCCCGCTGGTGGCAGTCCTTGGCGTAGCGGTTGAGCGTATCTGCGTTGTAAAGTCTGTATGTCATAGTCGTTGCTATTTTGTGATGTGTGATAAGATGTGTTTGGTTTCTATGCCATAGCGCCTAGGCTCATTCTGATTGCTGCTTGGCACATATAGGGGTCAGTGGAGGTATAGCTAACTGCTGACCCCTATATGTGATTGGTCGTTACTTAGTGAGGTGCAGGAACTCTGGAGCTACTCCATACAGTGGGGTCTTCCCATCCCACTTGTCGATGAACTTGGCGTAGAGCACTTCCTTCGTGAGGCCTCGGCTGATGATGAGGGCTTGCTGAGTTCGTAGCTCTTCAAGCTCATTCCGCTTCTTCTGCTCTAGGATCTGCTGGTCTAGTACGGAGATGTTGGTATTCACCTCGTTACGGCTGTCAATCTTCTCTCGCACCTTGTTCGAAAACTCCAGCTGGGCGGAGAAGGTGATCAGGGTAAACCCTCGCTTTTTGAACTCTTGGCTGATGATCTCCTCTAGCTTACGCTCGAAGGCTAGGCTACCGCCATCCGCCATCAGGCTATCCGTCTTATGCTTGCGACTTTCCTCCTTGATTAGGTCATAGATACGTGGCTCTAACACGTTGTCCTCTACGCTCGTGAGGAAGTCGTCTCCGTATCCGATATGCTTATTGTCAAACACTACATCCACGGCTCGGTCTTTAGCCACTCGGTAGGAGTATGTCGGACGTGCAGAGAATTCTGTGTTGTCTGCTGCCTTGAGGCGTACGGGCGATTTGAACTCACCCCGTTGCTCGAAGAGGGGCACTTGGTAGAGCTCCGCACCAGGCTGAATCATCCATACTCGACCAGATACTACCGAAAAATCTTCCTTCCCCGACTTGCCGTAGTTCTCCATGAGCACCCCTGCGTAGTTGGGTTCTACTCTTTCGCAGGCGCAGAGTAGTAGCGCCATGATCGTCAAGAGGGCGATCTTACTTAGTTTCTTTACCATGATTTACTAATTCTTTTAGAGTTAAGGCCATAGGCCATATTAAGAGGGCTGAAACTATGAGGATGGCTAGGCCTATCCACACGCTGTATCGGTTGGCAACCTTTATCGCTGTGTAGATCATAGCGTGCTGGGCTATGATGATAGCGGATAGCTTGATGAGCTTTCTGTTCATCTTGTCTCTGTCGATTTAGAATGGGAGATCATCGGCTACCGCTGGCTGGGCTGGAGCAGGTGCGGGCGCTGTTTGCTGGGGTACAGCCTGCTGGTAGGTCTGCTGTGGCTGATAAGCGGGTGGTTGCTGATAAGCGGGTTGCGCCACCTGCTGGGCTTGTGGGTAGACGATATTCCACGCCTTAATCTCGGCAAACCACTTACCCTCCCATTCTCGCCCGTCAAGGTCAAGCGAGGCGGTTACCTCTTGCCCGACTTGCAGAGGGAACTTATCTACGCTCTCTCCGAAGAGCTTAATAGGTATCTTCTTTGGGTACTGCCCGCCCGTTTCGAGGACGAACACAAGGGACTTCCAAGGCTTACCCGCTTTGGACGTGCCTTGCTGGAGGGGGAGGATTTGGAGCACTCGCCCAGTTACGTTCAAATCATTCATATCTACGTGTGTTAAAGCGTGTCTATTCTTTTGCTCTTGAGAGGTAGCCCCTGCGGACCAGCTCATCAATGGATAGGTCAAGGATGCAGTCGGAGGAGTCTAACCCTGTCTTGTACCGCCCTCTCTTCACTCCATCTGCACCCCCCATCACTCGTCGGTACTTACCTCGTATGGACTCGTCGGGGAATTGGCACCCCGACTCCTCTTTGTACTTTTGGATGCAGGTCATTATCGGCATCTTCGGGTTATCTGTAACGATCTTGTGGACGCCCTCCAGCACCTCCATCGGGATGATGCCAGGACCAGCAGGCTTACCGCATCGGAACTCTTTGTATCGTGGGTGCTTCGTGACGAAATCGCAGATATAGTGGGGTGTGTATCTTTTGAACTTGTCCACGGCAAGCCTCGCAGCGTGGAGAGGTCTCATTCCTCCCTCTATAACCTGCCTAAGTGCGAATTCCACAACCTCATCTCGGTTGTACATTGGCCCTCTCTCCATCAGTAAAAGCTCTTGTTTTGTGCGTTGATTAGGTCTGCGGTGTAGTAGGCTACTCGTCCGCTCTCAGCTCTACGGGCTTCAAGGTAGCCGAGCTTGCACCACCGCTCCACGTTTGCCCTGCCGAACATTGCGTAGGCTTTGCTCTGCGTCATCGTGGGCTTGGCAAAGGTGTCTGCCACCGCCTTAGCCATAATCCCTGCGAGGCTTCGCTGGAGGGGCTGGCTGGGGGCGATCGCCCGCTGTTTGCCGTCTTGTGCAGGGGCCCGCCTCAT